GCCCTCTGCGGCAGATTGAGCCAAAAGCTCAGGACTCGTAGCAAATTTACCAAAACCAGTTGCGGCACCAGTACCCGCTTGTTTAGCCGCGTTACCAAACACATTGCCAGCACCCAAACCACCAGCAAGTGAAGCACCGCCATAGGCTTGGAGACCGGCCATCAGACCTTTCTTAAGGCTACCTGTTTTTAGAACAGAGCCACCAGCGACCATACCAGCCGCAGCAAGTGCGTTCACGCCCGGAATAAGCATAAGCCCTGCGCCTAGCAGTGTAGGTAGTAACTTCTTAAGGAAGCCAGCTTCGGGCAGACCTGTTTCTGGGTTAATAGTAAGCGATCCGCCATGTGCCATAGCTAGACCCTGAAGGCTATTTACTTCGCCCGGTGTCATGTGCACGAGCATGGAATCTTCGCCACGCCCTTGGCCCTGAAGCTCCTGAGCCATTGGGTTCATACGGGTGTTCAAACCCGAAAGAGACGGCAAACCACCAGCCCCCGGAACCGGGTTATTATTGTACATGCCCCCTGCAGGGGTGTACGGAGTGGGATTAGTGGGCTGAACGTCCAATTCCTGCATAACCTAAATCCTTGAGCGCTATTCTGTACTTACACTGGTATTACCGATTTGTCCAAAGATTCTAAGTTGAAGTTATCGTTTGCCAGTTTGTGCCATTATATACGCATAGTTTACCCAGCGTGGTATCAAAAACAACCCACCCAGCCTGTGCCGTTAAATCATTCTTTTGGGTTGTAGTCACTGGCCGCGCAGCGAAGATACCACTAAAAGTACCCCCATAAAAAGCATCAGCCCGATAAGAAGCCGCTTGGTTGGGGGTGAGCGAATCCAACTGAGAGAAATAAAGTTCGAGGACGCGAACAAGCTGCCGCACATACTGTGGATCGTATTGTACAGGCGGGTTAGGAAGCGGGGCAGCTTTAAATTTCTCGAGCGCCATTACCGAGTACCATCTTCACGAGCGTCAAGGCGCGGGGCACCCAGTTGCCACTGTACGCCGAGGGTTTCAGAACTAATCTTAAGCGCCATCTGGCGAGCGCGTGCACGCACAAAGACCTGTTCTGTATATTGATCTACCGACGTCTCTATCACGAGCTTGCTATCACTGGGGTTATTGGACAGCGTAGAGCCGGGGAAATTACGTGCTCTAATCTGCATGGTGACTTCTGGTGCGTTTGACGTGGAGCCGTTGAACTCAATGTCTGGGATGATGCGTCGGCTGAGCATAAACTTATAGCCGTCATCAAGGTCAAAGTCTGACGACTGAATGAAAGACACCATGGGGTCTGTGTCGTCGTTGATGCCGTTCTCGTGGCCATAAACATAACCATCGCCAACGATGACGCTGCCGAGGTTGTTTATGTTTACCGGTGTATTAGCAGCCTGCGGGTACTGGCGTAGCGGGGTGTCGAGCCATGCCGTACGGTCAATGGTCCCATAATACCAGATTTTTTCAAGGTGGTTATAGACCACATAGGCGTTGTTGTAATCGCTGTCTAGCGTAGGGTAAAACCACCAAACTTCGTTCCACTGCTCATTGGTCCCGCAGACGATCTGTGCTGCTTGACTATAGTTAAGGTTCTGGAAGACATGGTTGCGCAGGGTACAGGGCAGCGTCTCGACGCGACCAGTGTAGGCATAGAACTTATCTTGCCCCATCCAATAGGTGATGTTGGACGCGGATGCCATGCACCGAGCAGAAGCAATAGAGATGTTGTCCGCATATTCCTGAAGGCCGAACACATCTGTCGTGCCGAGAAACTGGAGCGTATACAGGTTTGTATCCGTCCAGACGAGAATTTCCTGCCTCGTCGGGAGAGCACGGATGATCTGGGAACCACGTGAAATGCGCAGGAATCCAGCACTCGTAGTGGTGTCTATCAACCACTGGCCCGGGTTGTCTTGGGATGCCCAGCGGATCAGAAGTGGGTCAAAGTCAGTCGCAAGCGTGCTGTTATAAGGCACAGAACCAAAGGAAATGAGGTGCTTATCCTGCTGCGAGACCAGCAACTGCATGATCTTAACCGGCACATAGTCAGGGTTGTAGCCCTCACTCGTCGCAAGAGCTTGGAGCGTAATAGCCCGAGAGGCAAGCGCTGTAGATGGATTAACAGTGCTACCACGAGCCCACCAGTAACCGGGACCGTTGCGGATATTTGCCACAAGGTCGTTGTCGAAGTTATCGAGCCACCAGTCGCGCTGCGGCTGAGTGATGGGTGTTGTAGACCCAAGCCCCCATGCTTCACGACCCCAGACGCCTGTACCCCAGCCGTAACCGTTGACAGCAATAGGGTTGCCGATGTCGATTTCAAAGCTGATGCTAATCGCCGTGCCACCAGAGCCAGAAACGTTTGAGGTAACTGGGCCTGTCACAGGAATAGTGAATGAGAAAGTATTCGTCACGGTAATCTGATGGTTGCCGTTGATCTGGCTGGCGGGGATTCCGCCAATGGTGCCAGTTACACCTGAGATAGTGACATAGTTATCCGACTGCGCATTATGCACGGAGCTTAAAGTTATGGTTACGATGGTCGGCGTGGTCGTTGACGTATAGACGGAGTTGTCCGTCACAGGAGTTGCCAGCGTCGGGTTTACCGTACGCAGCGGCGTGATGTCGTTATAGTATCCGCCAGCCTCAATGTAGAGTTTCTCGTTCGTCCCCAAGGCAAGGAAGTTGTCCGAGAACGTGGTGATCCAGTTCCACATCTGGCGACACACGCCAATAAACGGGTTCGGCGTAGATTTCTGCCAGCCGCCAATCTTCTCCGGATAGCCAGAGCGGAACCGTATCTTGTCGCACTCGTACCAACCACCTTCGTTGGAGTAGTCGGTCTGGTCGCGGTTCACACCGGGCTTAAACTGAAGTTTGATGAAGGGCATTAGAACCTTTCAGCCTCAAGGGTTACAGACCACGAATCAAGAACTGTTCCGGTCCCGGTGGCGCGAATATCCATACCTAACTCTACGGTATTAATGGTGCCTGATATAACCGCCACCCGTGTCCACAGCGGGGTTCCAGAGGTAGCAACCCAAGAACCCGTAGTTCCTGAGGAAAGAGTGCCGCTAACTAGTGTAGCAAAAACTTCGTAGTTTCCACCTGCGGAAGATGGTGTCACCCACTGGCCAAGCGATGTATCGGTACCGTTTACCACTTGGTAAACAAATCCGTTTGTATTTATGCGGTATCCCGCAGATTGAGCGGGAACGCCAGCAGCCGAAACAACTGCGTCGTTAAAATTAACAGTAGCACCCGCACTCTTGCCATAGAAGTTGGTCGGCATGATAATGGCACCAGATGCCACCCCAGCTAGCGTACGCACGTTGGCGTCATTCATCGAAATCTGCGCGTTGAACGCTTGGCTTAGTTCAAGGTTAATGGACGCGTTCGTAGCGGTGCCACCTAAGCTGATCGGTCCTGATGAGTTAAGCGTCATTTCTTAAGTGCCTCTACCTCGGCGCGTAGTTCAGCAATCGCAGCAAAGGCCACAGCCACCAGCTTCTCATAGTCAACGGCCAGAGTGCCATCGTCGCGGGTACGGACTGCTAGTGGGAATACAGCCTGCACATCTTGTGCAATGACACCGAAGTCGGACTTCTGGACGAAGTAATCATCCTCACCGCCATGCTCTGCAATGTAAGCATCGGTCCAGTCGAAGGTCTTACCGCCAACAGCAGATACAATGCCGAGTGCGTTCTGGATGGGCTGTACGTTTTCTTTCAAGCGCGCATCTGACGAGTAGAAGGCAGTGACGTTGTTAGTCGCACGGATTTCACCAGCAGTGCCAGAGCCAGCAGTGCCGACGCCGAGGCTGTTAACTTGGTAGTTATTGCTCGTGTTGAGCGCGTTTGCAGTTGTAGCCGTTGTAGCCGTTGTAGCCGTTGTAGCCGTTGTCGCGCTTGTGGCCGATGTTGCTGTCGTGGCTGACGTAGCGGAAGTCGCTGACGTAGCTGTTGCTGCGTTACCGCTAATACTAATTGACCACGTACCCGAAGCACCCGTGCCGTTGGATTGGACTGGGGTATAGGTAAGAGCAGACGTAACGTCTACCGAGCTAAGCGAAACCGCACCCGTGCGGGTGTTAAAGCTGCTAACTCCCGCGGCACCGGGAGCCTGTGAAACCCACGCAGAACCATTTGAAGTAAGTACGTTACTCGTGGTACCGGGGGAGACAGTCGTAACTGCCGACGTGCCAGCACCGATCAGGACCGCACCCGAGGTAAGCGACGTAGTGCCAGTGCCTCCACCTTGGACGCCAAGCGTACCAGTAAGCGTAAGAGTGCCAGCCGAAGTGATCGGGCCACCAGTGAAGGAAAGACCGCTGATAGCCGTTGTGGCGTTAACCGAAGTAACGGTGCCCGCACCAGCAACCGAAATCCACTCAGTATCCGTAGCGCCTGCATTAAGGGCAAGGACTTTGCCACCGTTAGCGGTATAAGAAGGAAGTAAGTTTACACGTGCCGTAGCTGCCGTCGTACCGCCTGTGCCGCCATAAATAACTGCAAGCGTACCAGAAGACACATTAGATGCGTTGAGGTTGGTAAGTGCAGCACCGCTGCCCGTGTTGGAACCGGTGCCACCTGAGGATACAGGGAGCGGTGAACCGAGCGTTAGCGAAGAAAGGTGCGTGTTGACATCCACCACATCGGTGGCATTGCTATAGACCCACATGGTCTTACCAGCAGGAACGGTGATGCCAGAGCCAGCAGCCGTCTTAACTACCACGCTATCTGCGCAGGTATTGTTGACGATGTACGCTTTCTCTATGCTGGGGACCACAAGGTTGCGCGTAGAGCCACCAGTAGGACCGCCGAGATTAAGGCGCATGTTGCGCGCCTGCTGCGTTCCGTTCGTGTCGGAGAGCGTCAGAGTGACGTTGCCGCTGGCAAAAGTTACATCCGCTGAACCAGCAATGGCCTCCTCAATGGCGGTCCCAAGATTGGTGTTGGTAACGTCGCCCCATGTAGACGAGTTTTCACCAGTCGCCATAAGTTGGATTTTGAGATTGCTATATGTACTCGCCATATTCGGTCCTTACGTCGGGATGACAACCCAGTTAGGGTCTTGGCTGTCGTTGATGTTACCCCAAACGAGGGGCGTTTGCACGCGTCCAATTGCAGACACGCCGGTAACAGT